ATACAAAGTGCAGGATAAAATATCGTTCCGACAAAATCCGTAGTATTACAATTCTTACAATTCATACCCAAATATAAGGAATAATTGCAATACGAGTCAAGTCTTTTTTTTATTTTTTTTCGTCCTTTGTAAAACCCATTACTTCCATTGCTTTGATTATACCATTAATAATTTCTTCTGCATTGTTTGGCATAATACTAATACCTTTAGTTGTGGGTTTCCACTCTTGTGTTTGTCTATCTTGATAATAGATACGAACATCAATAAATCTATATCCCTCATATTCTTTTTCAGATATGCGGTATACTTCATTTGAATTTTTTTTGATTTGTGTTATAATGTTTTCTTTGTTCATTTTATCTCCAAGGTAACATAGTCATACCAACTAAGTTAAGTAGGAACTCTATAATAATTACAAATATAATACCACCGACTATTTGATATGTCCACCATTTCCAACCCTCTAAACTATCAGCCCATTGACGAGTCTTAGAGTTTCTTGCCTTGTCGTATAGTCCACTCTCTTCACCTATCTTCTCGGCCCAATAGTTTGGGTCTACCCAATCTTTTATTTTTTTTAACATTTTAATTAACATTTCTTCCACTCCTTACTCTATTCCATATCCTTTCGTGAAAATAAAACATAATCATACCCGTTACATTCATAATCACTGCATTCCAAAATGGTAATTCAGTCAACCCCAATGCCAGTATCATCCATGAATTACTAAATGCAATCAATCTCCATGTGATTGATTTTTGTGTTGACCTACTTCTTGTTTCTTGGAACATCCCAACTCACTTCCCAATCTTTAAATTCAGATGCAATACAATCTACCTTGTAGTCTTTTCTACCACCAACCACTTCCATGATTTTATTTACTGCAGTATTTCTAATTCCATTTAATCCATGAGTTAACATTAGATTATCACTACCCTTTTCACCTTTACGAACTTGTGATTCATTATACCAAATATGTGCATTCATCTGTGATAACACTACAATGGCTCTGATTACTTCACCTGTAATTTCACCTTTATGTTCTTTTAATATTAAATTAATATCATGAACCATGTCATTCATTTCTTGTGCATAGTTTTCTTTATTCTCAGGTATAAATACTTCTTTTAATTGATGAATACTTAATCTATCTATTAACTCACCTAATGTTGGTAACCATCTTCTATTTTTTGATTTCATCTTTAAACTCTCCATATGTTTTAAATTTAACTTGTCCACCAAACAATTTATTTAAATTTCCTTTACTCATCTTTGTGATTGTCTGATACCAATTATTATCTCTTCTTTTAAAATGAGTAGACTTAGATTTATCTTCATCCTTAACATAAAGTCTTTTTCTTGGATGGTTTCTATTATGAACCTTTAATATATTCTTAATAACAAATTGTCTATAGTCATCACCCATTAATTTCTGACACATTGCCATAAAACTTGTATCATCACCCACCATTGATACTGCAGGTGGTAAATTAACTCCACCTCTTACTAAATCTGAACTCATTACTAAACAACTACCATCAAATTTAGGTGAAGTAATTAATTGAACATCAAGTTCTTCTGTCTTGTCATTTACTTGTTCCATCTCATCTTGACTCATAGTATACCTAATACTCCATGGTGAGTTTAGTGCCAACTTGGTGTCTTCTTCTGTATCCATGTCATAATATGGTTTATTAGTAAACTCTGGATGTTCCAATATTCTCCAACTTTCGTCCCACATTTTTCTCAATGCGAATGTTAATGTATATCTGTATATTTGTTGAGAGTTTGCATATTCTTTTACACCCTCTAATACATGAAAGAATTCCCTTGGTAATAAACAATCACTTTCACCCCATACTAAATAATCAACTACATTACACCACTTGTAGTTAAAGTCTCTTCTGTAGTCTGCAATACAATAAGGTTTGTTTTGGTCATAGACTTGACTCTTAACTAACACTCCAAGTTTGGATATTTCTGAACACTTACTATTAAATTTCTTTATTAGTTCTTTCTTCGTAGTAGTCTCAGTATCTATCTCTTCAAAAAATTCTGATATATTGAAAAACAACTCAACAATAATATTCTCAGGATTCTGTACTATCTCAACTGCCTTCTTTACTGAGTTTAAATATTCATCTAATATTTCTATTTCATAGAACATTACATGACAACCTATTGCATATTTATTTTTTAAGTTCATAATTCTCCTTGACTTGATTCCATACTCCCATCATTAATTGATTCCTTTGTGTCTTTTCAAAACCATTAAAGTGCCATATGTGACCAACTTCCCACATAGGACATAATCCACCCAAAACACCTCTCAAATGTAATTGTGATAAGTTAAACCTCTCATCAAGATATTTTAATTCATGTTCACTCGCACGAATCATGTAGTTGATTGGTGTTTGGTCTGACCCTTTCTTAAGAGTTTCATGTTGTCTCTTTCTAAGTTCATCTTCATTCTCAAGATAAAAGTCTATAATCTCTTTACATAAACCTTTGTGTTTTCTACTCATCACTATGAATCCACAATTAAAATAACTTGTCCAATCAAACTTAACATCAGGCCAGAAATCTTGATACCCTTTAATACTATTATGTGTCCATTCAATATTAAATTTATCCATGACTGCACTGAACTCACCATCTGTTTGTTCAAAGAAATTAGGACAATCCCAATGAACCATTGTGTCCACATCCACTAATGCAACTTGGTCATACTCTATCTCATTGGATTCAAGTATTTCATGTACCCACCATCTCTGCCATGTTGGTTTCATAATTGACTTGTCTCTTATCTCTTGGTCAAGTACAAATAATTCTACATTATTTTTCTTACACCAATAGTCCCATGACTTGAAACACCATTCTTTATAATCTAATATATCAGGTGCACCATCCATACATGTCATAAATACTACATTTTTTCTGTCCATAAGACTCTTACTCCTTCAATGTAATCTAATAAATCAACACCAGGTTTCCAACCCAATAACTCTTGTGCCTTTGTATCTGTACAAAGTGTTTCTTGTACTTCACCTGGTCTCTTTGGTATGTAAGTGTATCCCCAATCAAATGATTGTGCAACCACATTGATTGAATGATTTTCACCTCTACCTAATTCAAATATCTGACCATTTGACTTTTCTATTTGTTCTCCACACTTTACAATTCCATCTACGATATCAAATACATGTGTGAAGTCTCTTCTCTGTTCACCATCACCTGTAATGGTTAATTCTTTACCCTCTCTGAATTGTTTCTCAAAGATACCAATTACGGTACAATATTCACCTTCAGTTAATTGATGTGGGCCGTATACATTATAAAATCTACATATACTCATTGGTATATCATATGTTTTATGATACATCTGAATTACCTCTTCACCCTGCCACTTTGTAAAGGTATATGGATTTTTATATACTCCACCATGAAAACTACTTGACCCTGCATATATTATTGGTATCTTTTCTTCTTTATTTCTAATCCATTCTAATAAGTTTAGTGTACCAAGTACATTTGCCTCAAATGTTATTGCAGGAAATTCAAATGATGGTTGGATTCTTGGAAGTGCTGCGAGATGATAAATTATATCAGGTTTCTCCATGAAGAAATCAAAGTCAACTGCATCTCTTAAATCTACATTATAATATGTGACATTTTTATTATCTATTTCATTCTCTTCTTTACCTGTAGAATAGTTATCTAAACTAACAACCTTATGACCATCATCCAATAATCTTTCAATCAAGTTAGTTCCTATGAAACCTGCTCCACCTGTTACTAATACATTCATCTTTTTCTCCTATATTTTGTAAGTCTCAAATTTAGTTCCCTCTAATCTCAAGTTTATAAATGGATTAAGAGAACAAATATTCACATCATTAAAATTTAATAATTGTTTTAGTGCAATTGTTTCTTTTTCCATGTTGTTTAAAAATCCCTTTATACCATCCCAATTACTTGCGGACTTCCAATCTTTTTCCACATACTCATGGTAATACATCTGACCATCAATTTCACCACCATCATGTCCACATAGTATGATGTTCTTTGCACCCATATAATATGCAATGTGTACTGCAGTGGTTACGGTTGAACGACTAACAATAATTTCCTCATCAATATCAAGTTCCATCAACTCCATGTCAAAATCTTTTTTTCTTGGATTGTGTTTAAACATATAAGAATTAGGATTATCACAATTGTTTAATCCCTTTTCTTCATAACCTTTATAGTACTGACTATAGATTAATGGTATGTCTTTTTCTTTAAGTTCTTGTACTAACCTTGGAAATCTTGGTTCTTCGTTACAATCTTTTACAACTACATAATCACAATCAAAGTATCTGAATATATCATTTACTCCAAGTACTATTTTGTTTTCAAAAAAACTCTTATCTATGTGATTAAGTGAAGGGCCTCCACTAACAATCCATATATCTTTATCTTTGTGTATATTCTGTAATGATTTAAAGTCTTTCATAATTCTCCATGTCTTCTAATGTTTGTTTCCAATTTGTAAATCTAATACCTTTATCATCAATATAAAACTTTGCATTAGGTTTTCCCCAAACAACCCTATCTACAAATTTATACATATCGTGTTCTCTTAACCACTCTTCAACTAACTCAACACCTGTCTTTTCATTAACCTTTGGTCTGTTAGGATTTGCCTTACAAGTAAAAAGAACTATTTTGTATTTCTTACTTATCTCCTCTAATGATTCATAACTTCCTTCAATGACATCATCATAAATTGTACCATCATGAAAACCTTTACTATTTTTATGAATCACTCCATCAAAATCAATCGCGATAGTATTTTTTTCGTCTTGATTAATTCTTTCTATTTCTTTATTAATGTCCATTGTTTAATCTCTTGTATAAAAACTCTGCGAAGTCAAAGTCAATTGGTGTATCAATATCAACTGATTCTAAATCATCCATTACATAAAATAGTGGATTCTTTCCTACTACATTTTTATATTTTAACATGTTTTCTTTACTGATGATTGATATTCCAAAAGTTAAGTTATAAATCTCTGGTAAATCTTGTGAGTTAGGAACATTATCCAAATCATAATTCAATGGTTTATTATCTAACCACAAATATTCTTTAACTCTTGATACTGAATTGTAACTATCGTGTCCCAAATCTAAACAATTATTAAATCTGTTAATAAAATCATAATAAGTTTCAACCTTTACCAATGGTGCAGTACATGGTGTGTGCATTATATAATCTGTATCTGTAGTAAATGCTAAATTTTCCCAATGTTCTGTATTGGTACATTCATTACTTGCATAATACTCTTCTCTTCTGAAGTAACTAACACCATACTCTTTTGATATTTCAATCGCCTCATCTGAATTGGTATTAACAACTATATCATCTATAGTATCAACTTGTTTTAGTGTTTCTAATTTTAGTTTTAGTAATGTAGTGTCACCAAAAGGTCGGAAGTTTTTATCTTTAACTCTTTGAGAACCAACTCTTATTGGAACTACTGCTGTAATTTTCTTTCTCATAGTCTATCTTTTATTTCCTTTGCTCTTGTATTGTACTCTTTAGAAAATCTTTTATAATGTGATGACTTACTCTCTAACCATAAGGATTCCCATTCCAACATCAATGAAATTATCGTACCCAACTTATTAATATTATTTTTATTCAATCCTAAAATTACATTTCGTGTCTCAATACAATCTAAGAATCCCTTATCAAATAAGTCTTGGATGAACTCTATACTTTTAGTACCGATATTACCACCCATGTAGGTTTTCATTCCTATTTTTTTTGATTCTTGTAGGATATAAGTTACTACTCTACAAATCTCATCCGACATTACATCTTGTTTTCCATACCCAAATGACTTTGTTAAATCTGAACGACCTACCACAACACCACTTAACATTTTACTTGTAGGTGAATCTAATATATCGTCTAAGTTTTTATATGCCTGTACACTTTCAATGTTGATAAACTTATTACCATTATAAGGTAGTTTAGTAATAGACTCTGAAAACTTTTGTAATGCAAACCTTGATTCAATCATTGGTGCAACTATACCATCAACTTCTAAATCAATACAACGATTTATATCAGAAATAGCTTCACACCCACCAATCTTTACACTCAAATTTAAATCCAAGTCTCTACATATTTTAGATATCTTCCAAAGGTCTGAATCCAATACTCCTTCATCTTCAAAAGATTGTTTTATACCTATGACACCTTGGTTCTTAAGTTCATCTAATAATTTTACTATATAACTCATTTTGTTTTTCTTGTTTCTCTATTGTCTTTGGATGATATATACATAATTCTTCATGTGGTGGTAGATGTGAGTATGTTTTACAACCTGTAATTCTTTCATGTACAGGACTTTCCCATCTTATATCATCTCTGTTTCTAAAAACTCTACTTTGATAATCAGGAAAGTTTACCCAACCTTGTTCTGTCACTGCCCAACCCCATTTTTTAATATGGTCTTGTGTGATTCCATCTACGGTATTGATTCTTGGAATCCATATTAAATCCACATCATTTATTTCTAATATTTGTTTTAATTGTGACATCAGAACTTTATGTGGTATCTCATCTGCATCTAAATGAAATATGTAGTCACCTGTTGATTTCTCTATAACTGAATTCTTTTTTCTTGCGAAGTCATTATTTAACTCTTGTTCATAAAAAACTATATCAGGATATTGTCCATGTATGTATTCATCAAACACTCTCCAACATTGATAATCAGAGTAATCATCACATATAACAATTTCATCACCCTCATCACGATGTTCAATAAGAAACTCAAGTAGTTTCTTTATCTCTTCGTGTTCATTATGAACGGTTATCCCATAAGTAATTTTCATAATTCAAAATCAAATTCATTTATTTGTTGTTCTAAAAGTAAATCATCTATAGACTCTTTTGGTAAGAAACGATAATCATCTTCAAGATATACTCTTCTTTTTCTACACTCCCTTAGATTATAAGTTCTAAATATTTTATATTTTTCTATAAAGTCTACTAAGGTCTTATATAATATTTTAACATCTGATTGTGATATATTATCTTCAAAGTTACCAATCTCTGTTGTACCTTTATCTTTACTTAGTCCACCAAATTGTTCAATCAATGCCTGAAATCTTGATGCAGTTATTGGTCTTGTGACTGCAGTGTCTAATTGTAACCCAACAAAAAAGTATGTAAGTCTACCATTCTTTTTTCTGTATGGATATCGTGGACTCAAACACATTACGGTTCTTTTAATTCCTCTTGTCTCACCTTTACTTTTATAGATAAATGATACTATTTGACCTGGTTGTACTTTTGTCCATGTAGTATTTTTCATTCTTTAATGATTCCCATTGCCTTACATGCATCCATAAATTCATGTTGTCCGAATGCCTGTGCATTATCTACATCTAACTTTTCTGTATGTCCCTCATATTGTGGGTCTTTTAGTTCTTCAGGTGTTAATTTAGTTACTTGTGCAAACTTCCACATCCAATTATTTTTAGTTCCATCTGGATAAATAACTCCAAACTTACCCATGTTTAATACTGATGGAAACCAAGTAATCTTTCTATCATAATCAAATACTGATATTTCATTCATCAATTGTGTTGATGATTCAACTGCATTTTCAAGTTCCTCTGTACCATTTTTATAATATGAATTACTTGTGAATCCACATTGAAAACAAATATAGGAAGTGAAATGTTCAGTAGATTCCTCAAAACATTGGTCTTTACTGAAACAATTTGGACAATTTGTTTTTACTTCTGCCATTATATTTTCCTCAACTTCGGTAAACCCTTTTCTACTTTTTTCTCTTCCTTTTTCATATTAGGTAATTTAATATCAACTTGTTTTGGAAGTGTATCTAATTGTTGGTCAATAATCTGTTCTAATCTATCTCTCATTTTATCATGAGTGAATGTTTTTCTATTGATTAACATTAGTTTCTTTCCTTTTACTGCATACTTAGTATAGTTTTTATATACATCTCTAAGTATTTGAGATGCAAGTCCATAATTTACACTAAACCATTCACAAGTTTCAATGAAAAATTCTTTTGGAAATGACCTTTCAGGTACCTTTACATACTGACCATTTAATTTTACGGTATTATTCTCATCAAGAAAATCTTGTTGACCTGTAGCGACAGGTGCAATAATTGGTTTACCACTAAATGATGCCTCTAATAAAGGTCTACCAAATCCCTCACCATGTGTGAATGATAAATGTGCCTTTACTTTTGGATGGTTATATAGTCCATTCATCTCATCATCAGTTAAGTCACCATGTAGTAACCAAATCTTTGGAAGTATTTTTGCCTTAACTTCTGACTTAATATAATCAACTTTTTTTCTAATCTCTTCTCTATCAACAATTGAGAATCCTGCACTACTTGTTTTTAAAATAAGTCCTGGTGCATCTTTTCTGTTTTTGAATGATTCTAAAAATACTTTAATCATCATACCAACATCTTTTCTATCTTCACCAAGACCACCTTGTAACCAATGTCCTGTGTATAAAAAATTCCAATCAGTTGTTATCTTATTGAACTCATCAACAAGTTGTTTTGAAAATTCATTTGTTTCTTTATAAATATCTGGGTCTGCACCTTCAAACAATGTAGTTAGTTGACTATTAACTTTTAATTGACCTATGACATTACCACCTTGGTCTTTTTTATCATATGATACATTTTTAAAATTAACCGCACTCCACTCTGATGTTATGATATTAACATCCATACGATTTAAACCCTCAACCCATGGTGCAGGTGGTATTGTGTGTTCAATACCTGCAGTTACTCCGATGTTCTTTTTTGCAAGTGGTTGAAATTCATTCGGTACACTAATCTGAAGATGTACTTCAGGTTGTCTTTCAATATTTGGTTGTCTTAAAATTCTTTTATGAATCTCCTTGTGTATTGGATTGTGTTCTTCCAATGCATTCATTGGTGTATTACCCCATCTCATTGATTGTATTCTAACATCATATTTATCTATCTCAATCAATGCTCTACAAATATCTCTTGTGTGATTACCATATCCACTTCTTGTGGCAACTGGTCCTGTAACTAATACTATTGGTTTACTCATACTTCATGTACCTCATAACTTTTTCTTGGTGTCCATTTTTCCCATGCAGTTTCCATGTGGTCTTTAAATAACTGACACATATGTCTTGTACTCATCATCCCATCATCACTTGTTACAAACTCGTGTCCAAGTCTACCTGCTTCAGTTCTCTCTTCAGGTGTCTTATCATACCAATATCTTAATGCATCTGCAACATCAACCCAATCACATCTATCATCCATAATATATGGTGTTGGAACTGAACCTTGAATTGAACGAGTTCTCGGCCATACTGGTTTTACCCATTCACCATGAGTTAAGTCTTTGTTGTTCTCCCACTTTCTCCAATCGTGTAGTGAGTGAATATCTTTGTAATCTTGATAAGTTACATATTCACCATTGAGTTTGAATCCACATTGGTCTTGTAGTCCGCCTGTAACATTAACAATGATTGGTGTTCCACACATCAGACTTTCACAAGTTCCTAATCCAAATCCTTCATTGGATGCAATATTTACGGTAAGGTCAACTGCATTATATAAATGTCTCATCCCATCATTGTTTAGTTTTTCCCTTGAGAACACTACATTTAAATCAGGACATAACTCTTCTACGACTGCAGGTAAATCAGTACCATTATTATCAACTGGTTCAGTATGTAGGACAAATCCTATCTTCTGTTTTTGTTCTTCAGTTAATCCATCTGCAAATGTTTTGAATGCCATAATTAAATCTGAAGTCATTTTTCTTCTGATATTTCTATTGATAAAGAGAATAGTAAAGTCTACTTCTTTACCTTTAAATAATTCATTTCTAACTTTGTTTACCTTGAATGTTTCATCTTCATCTACAACAGGATAAAAATATTTTTCATTGATTCCATGTGGAACATAAGTTGAATCCCAATCTGTTCTTGGTTTGTTCTGACATACATTTTGAACTATGTTGTGTGTTTGTTTAGAAATATTCATAATCAAATCACAACTTTCATAATAAGGTTCGTTCCACCTTGGATAAGGTAAGTTATCCCAAATATTATAATAAAAGATTGGAATACTTTGTCTTATCTCATGTTCCATTTGATATAACCAAATCCAAAATCTTGGGTCTGTGTAGTGTAGGATTGCATCTGGTTTTTCAATCGCCAATAACTCTCTTACTAACTCCTGACTTCCATAACCATCAATTGGATATATTTTTAAACTGGCATCCTCAACACCTGTATCTTCTCTCACTGCCTGATTCATGTCTACGATTTTACCTGCATCTGGATGTTTGATTGCTCCACCGACTTGAACCCAATCATATTTATCTATAGTCCCAAAGACTATTTCTCTTGACATAGTACCGACACCACTATGCATTCTTAAATCATCTGACAACAATAAGATTTTCTTCTTTTTTGGTTTTGAAGAAACCTTCTGTAGTTTTGGTAATTGCATCTATAACCTCTTAATATTTAGAACCACTTGTTTCTAAGTCACTATTCTTTAGAACTTTTTCCTTAAAATCTTCATCATACACAAATAAATGTAAACTACGATTTACTAATTTTTGTAATGAAAAGTCCTCAGAGATAGATTTCTCTTTGAACTTACGATATAACTCATCAATAACTTTTACCGATGTTAATTTGTCTTCACTCATAATAATCTCTTTTGTTAATTATCTATATATACATATATATAAATATCTTGTTAATCAAAAATAATAACCTTTTTATCAATTTTTTTAGAATACTTTAGTGCAGAACCTGTACCATTTGTTACCTTACCTTCGGTACAAAATGCAACTACTTTATCACTATACTCAACTAAATCTTTATTTCTTTTATGGTAATTACCAACACTATATTGTTTACCATATCTAAATGCACCATGTACACAATGTATATTATGTGGTTCATGGTATGGTGGAAACTCTGAATAATTTATATCAAAGTCAAGTGAGAATTGTTTTGCATATTTATCAGCACCCTCTCTTGCACCACCACTTACTATTTCTAAATCATCACCAACCTTTTCTTTTAATCTGAAAATAAAGTCTTTTATTTTTCGTTTGTTGGTGTAAGTTCTACTACCTATGATTGCTACTTTCATCATCGTTTCTTTTTTGTTTCCTTGGTTTTCTTTCTGGGTCTCTTGATACAAAGTCCCATGTCTTTTTGAAATTTTTTATACCCTCAACTATGCCTGTACTTGGGTCACTATATAACCAACTAAATCTTGAATATTGAATGTGGTTGTTTTCGTGCATGATTCTCGGTATTATATCATACCAAATAAAAAATACTTGTTTATCAAAAAACTCTGGTCTAATAATTGTCTTTTGTGGTTTGTTAGTTTCAGTTTCTCTTTGTTTTAAAAACTGACTCAACCTACTTAAATCTATTTTTTCAGTATCTCTATCGTACCAAAAATAAATTGTGAATTGGTTTTGGAATACTTCATTTCCTACATTGGACAACTCATCTAATACTTCTTGTTCCCATGGTTTGTCAATAAAGTCTGATAACTTTAATCTTAATGTTGGTGTAATCATTATAAATCCTTACATAATCTACATTTTTTGTGTTTCTCACACTTTTGATAATCTTTGTCAATAATATTACCATTTTCATCATAACACTCAGACATAAATTCTTCTAATCTTGTCATAACTTTATTTATACTTGGTTTTCCACTTGCAGGTGTGAATACTTGGATTCTCTTTTGTGGATATGCAATGTTCTCGTATAATCTTCTCTTTAATATTAAATATTCAACATCTATTTTATCCATTGGAATTTCTGTTTGGTCTGAGAAATATTTCTTGTATAATAATAATTGATTAGTTTTGTTCTTGTCTGCCTTTTGGTATTTATTCCAACCCATAGTTGCAGTCTTGATATCAATAATCTTAATACGACCTGTAGTCTTGTTGTGTATAACCACATCCATGTATCCAATGAAAGTTAGTTTATTATCTAACTTCTGATTTAAGTCTAACTCAATACCAACTAATTCTGTATTCTTCTTAGGAAAGTAACTACTCTTTCTTTTTAAGAACTCATCAATTATATTAATACCATCTTGAAAAAACTCTTTCATATCTTCTAATGAAACATCAAAGTCATCACCATGTTGTTCCTTAGATTTCTTATAGTTCTCTTCCATTCTGTATTGTAGTATGTCATGTAGTGGTAGAGAATCTGCATATTTGATTGTCTTATTGTAGTATGCGACTAAGTATGCCTGTATGGTTTCATGTATGGCAGAACCAAATAAGGTATAAATATTACCATAAAATGTTGTTTGTTTGTCTACATAATCAAGTTTCCATGTGTATGGACATTTATCCCACTTGGCAAACTGACTATAACTTATTCTACTCATCTATAATAGCTCTCCCTTTCATTTCTTCCCAATCACGATTATCACGAACTTGGTCATTGACATTTTCTACTGCCTCCAATAACCCATAAGTTTCAAACTGATTAATAATCGCACTTAAATCTTTTGGTAAACAATGTCCACCATAACCATAATCACCATCAGGACCAGGTACAGCCCAATGTGATTTACCTAACCTCTCATCGTAAGTTGCATACTCTACAACTTTATCATAATCAATATCAATCTGTTCACATACTTTATACATTTCATTTGCGAATGATACTTTCGTTGCCAAGAAGTTATTAATAAAATACTTTGTCATCTCTGCAGTTTTACTACCTGTCTTTACGATAGTTGCCTGTGGAAATACTTTGGAATAGATTTGTCTGAGTTTATTAGTTCCAACTCTATTACCACCTAATATAATTCTTTTCTGATTCTTGAAATCCTCAAGGAAGTTTTCTTCTGTTAGGAACTCAGGATTAAATATTACAATAACATTTGAATAACTTTTATTAAACTTATCAGTAGTACCTGGTGGAATGGTTGACTTAATCACTACAATAGGTTTATCCTTATCAGTATCTGCATTATAATCAATTTCTTTAATTACTTCTTCTACAATACCTGTATAACAAGTTCCATCTTTTTTCATTGGTGTTGGAACACATACAAATATCACCTCACACTTATCAACCAAGTCTTTTAAATTAGGTACGGTAGACTTTGAAATATCAAATTTATCGTAGGTGTGTATGTAATTATAATGTGGTTCAAAACCTACTTTGATTGCAGTACCAACATAACCTTGTCCAACTATTCCAATCTCCATTACTTAGCCCATTTACCTCTCGCGACTACTTGTGCCATCACTCCATAGTTTGAGATATCTGAATAACTATCTACCAAACCTTCATTCTCTAAAGAACCATCATCACCTCTCATAATAAGAGTTTTGATTCTCTCTACTTTATCATTAATCCTAAACCAAATACCCATCAAGGATAATCTCTTATCCTCATCATTTTTTAGTGCAGTACCAACTGCAATGTTTTGTGGGCCGTAATCATGTTGTTTTCTCAAGAACAACTCGTATTGGTCTTGTTGGATTTTCTTAAACTCTGATGTCATTTGTGGGTATTTTGTTTCCATATACTCTATGACATCCACATTCTTTTTGTTACCCTTAGGCGTATCCTTGATAACTTTCATATTATTCTCCAATTTATCATATGTTAATATACAAAACTTTCACTATACTTGTCAAGCACTTTATACAATTTTATCAACAATTCCATATTCTAAACATTGTTCTGCATCAAAATAAGAATCATTTCTTCCTGATAACTCCCAAAACCTTGCATCTTTTTTTGTAACTTCACCAAGTATCTCATTGATATCTTTTTGTAAATCTTTTAAATGGTCAACACCTTTCATCACATCTGTAGTTTTACCCGCCTCAAATGCTGAACCCTCATGAACCATTACGGTTCCATGTTTTGTCATTGTTCTTTCACCTGTACCACATGATAATAATACTGATGCAGCACTCATACAAGTTCCAACACAATGTGTGTTTACCTTTACATCTAATCCTCTAATATAATCCACTAACCCTAACATTGCATAAACATCACCACCATATGAAGCAATGTTCAAATTGATTGGTGTATTTGGATTAACTCTTTGTAGGTAATCAAGTTTGACAATTGTTGAATATAGTGAATCAATATCAAACTCATAGTTCATGTAGGTGGTATTGGTTTTTGAATTAACACCCCACTCCATTTCCTTCATATAAAATGATTCTTCATTTCTAAAATTCTTTCCCATTATTTACTCCATATTGTTTTTAGTTGTTTGTCTTCTACACCAAATTTCATTATTATTGTTTCTACTTGTTGTGGTGTTAATATTTCCAAGTAATCGTCTACTTCCTTTGAACTACATTCAAAATATTCACACAAATATTCCATAACCCAAGTGTTCACTTTAGACTTATGTTTTGATTTTGTGTATTTAAGAAATGTTCTACCTTTTGGTAATACATCAATATAAAACTGATACACATTCTTAGGAGCCAACTCCCAATACTTTTGTATCTCATTCACTACTTGAATCCATTCTGACTTCATACTAAGAAATCTATGAATCATGTAGTTACTCCATGTCTTTTTATCACCCTCACTTAATGTATCCCAATATGTAGGACTCTGTACATTTGTGATTTGTTTTACATGGTCAAATAAAGATTTAGTCTTCATTTTTTACTACTTTCCAACCTGACTTTTTAATAATATTATCACTTCTACCTTTCCAATAAAAGAACTCACCATCAAATGTAAAAATATCTTTTGTATCATAATAATCTTTATCATGATTTGATAACATAGACTCACCTCTTAAATGTAAAGTTTTATCCAACATGATATCCCAACCACTAATAAGTCTCATTCCAAGATGTATATCATCACCATCAGTAAAGTTAGTTCCCATAACTACTGGTATACATTCTGTAGAACCATAACCATGCATTACTTTTTGTACACCCAACTCTAACATAAACTCTATATCATCTATTGATGTTTCTTCTGCACCTATCAACATGTGTTCTATAGAACTACAATTCGGTCTCAGTCCACTTTCTTTTAACATTCTTACCATTGTAGGTATTAATATTAATTTTGTAGGTTTTAAATTTATCATTTGTTCAAACACATCAGGTGAAAACTTATCACTATATATAGTTCCACCAATTTGTTCCATAGGTCTTGCCATAATATATGACCCAATTGTATGTCTTGGTATAAAATCTAATAGTATATCTGATTTATTCAAGTTAAATACTTCTATATTTGAATTAATTGAATGTTGTAAAGATTCTTCACTATGTAAAACTTCTTTTGGTTTTCCTGTAGAACCTGTTGTATTAAATTTGTTCATTTATAACTCTCTCTATTAATTTATTAAAATCTGACCAAAATAGATAACATGGTGCATCATCTCTGAAACCAAATCTATTTGGATTATTTTTTTCTATAACTTTATTTTCATGTAACATTTCTGAAATTTGTATTGTTGGTGAATCAAAAGTGGTTGACCACCAAAGTGTTTTTGTATTTGGATGTAACCTCTTTGTTAACAATAATATTTCTTTTATTAGAACTTTAGTAAGATTTTTATTTCTCTCTTGTTTATAAATATAAAAGTTTCTTGTGTTAATGACATTTTTTTTACACCAAATATTAATTAATCCAAGTGGTCTATCTTCAGTACTAAATTTAAAAAATCTCATCCCTTTTTCATAAAAAACTTCAGGATTATCTTCTTGTATCTCTTTAAATTCAGTATATTTTATTTCCTCTACCAATATGCATCGCATGTTATAACCGAATTATTACTTTCACCTGCGTGATATCTATCTTCTGTCTCTAAGTCTAATGAATAATATAAAGACTCTGAAGTTGTTAATGATATTGATGATACTGATTGTGTTGTGAACCCATTTACTACAAATGTATCATTAACTTTGACATCTCTTATAGGTTTAAATTGATATTTTGAACCACTATAGACCATAATCTGGTCTTCAGGATTTACTTTTGTTGAATTATTTAATTCATAATAACCCCAACTTGGTACTACAACCAAACTATTTATTGAACTTGTTGACTCACTTAAATCACTTATAGAACCTGTCCAATTACCTTTATCAATAATAAATTGAGGCCAAGTTACATTAGTTGTTGATGATTTAAATGCAGTGTTTCGTGTTGGATAATTGTTAATCACTACACTCTTTACAACTTCACCTGAACTAACATCACTAATTCTTTTTACCGAACCATCCGACATTGATACTGGTGTATTACCTTCAAAATGTCCTGTTTGCCATATCCTTACATTATTAGTATCATAAATATTAGTATTTTGTGAACCAATGGTAGTTGAACCACTTGGTTGTCCAAATTTTCTGTAGTTAGTTACATAGGTTTCATTTCTTGTGAGATATTTTACACTACCACTTCCAATCAATACTATACTTCTGAAAATTCTATATCTGTCATTATCTATTTCAGGTTCTATATATTCCTCTACATAATTAAAGTTATTGTAAATTTGATTCCTATCTTCTGTAAAGTCTGTAAAGGATACACCTACTCCCATATCTTCAGTTGGGTCTTTGATAACAACATCAGGTATATTTGTTGGGTTACTAAATGACGATGAAATATTACTACCAAATGCAGGAAAGAAATCTTCACCTAAACTACCTGTTATAAAATTACGAAAGTTAGTCTTGTTCTCACATAATACATCAACATTATGATAATTTAAATGTCCTTGTCTTAATACATAATGTGTTGAAGATGGTGTTGGGATAATTTCATCCCATAAATTATATTCGTGAGTAAATGTACATCCTGAAGATGATAAACTTGAACTTAGGTGTTGTCTAAAAATATCTAAAGACTCTTCAACTCTTTGTGGTTCTATATTGAAGTTTAGATAGTCCTCGTAGTAAGTACATGTAGTATGACCAGAACTTGTAATATGACTGACTAACTCAGGAACATCAAACATTACTTTCATTCTACCACTTAATCCAATATTAGTGTTCATTTCTAATAGTTTTATTGAACCACTTTGTGGTATCCAATCCATGGCATATAACATACCCTCATGTTCACTATCCCAATAGGCACTACCAGTAAACAGATTTCCTACCTGTAAACTTTTTTCTTTTAATAAATTTGCGTAATCTTGTCTTTGTGAATCATTCATATCTATAAATATTGATTATTTAAGAAAGTTTTCATTTCCCATCCAATTGTAACCCACATATCCCATTTTCTTATGTATACTGATTGCCTTATTATTCCAACCATCAACATATGCCAAGTCATATTTTATATTCTTTCTAATGAGATAGTTGGTGATATAAGTGTAGAAGTGTTCTATTAACTTACCATGTTTCCTTGAAGTTCTATATTTAGGTAGACATGCCCAATACCCACCATAAGAATGGTCTTTAGGTAAGTTCATATCAATGTTCCAACCATGGTCATAAAAAGTAAACTCTCCCATAAACCACCAATTCCATTGTATCATTTTACCATCGTGAAACATTGCACATAAATTGTGACCATCTTGTATTCTTTTCTTTGCAGTTTCCAAATCCCATAACCAAGTTTTTCTTGTATCTTCATTAATCCATTCCATGTTCATTCTATCCCACTCTTTGAGTCCTTGTAGAATTTCCCATGTCCATCCATCAAGTTTTTCAATAGTATCAATATCTTCATAAACAACATCACCAATATCTGGTGTTTGGATTTCATATTGATGTATAGGTTTTCTACCAAACCAATAAGTCTGATGGTCGTCACATAACCAACCATTGGAATCATCAATTATACTTTTTCTAAGTTCAGTTTTAAACTTATTATTAGAATAATTAAAGTTAATTGAATCAAAGTCAACTTTCTTATTATATTTACTCAACACATCTACAAATCTTTCTAATCCCCAACCAAAACATGCGGTCATTTCAGATTCATGTATATTAAACTTATCAATAAACTTTCTACCATGTAGGTTAAATGAACCTATCGCTACATGTCTATCCTCATTAGGAACCCATGCTCTAATTTCAATTTTAGAACCACTTTTGATTTGTACTTTTTTCTTTAACTCTGATTTATCTCCGAAGAATGGGTCTGATGCTACCTCATAAAAATAATCAATACCAAAGTGTTCCAACATTTGTGATGTCAAATGCATTGCCTTGTTTAAGTTGTCCTCACAATATTTCTCAGTACCAACAAACACTATCTCTGATATAGTGAAGTTAAACATTCTTTCTAAATCAGTACATTCCTCTTCTATTCGTGTACATTTACTTGTCATTACATATGACTGATTCAATATACTTTTACCTTGTAGAAAACTATAACAATGATAACATCCTGTAGGTGAACACATTCCTTTTTCTTCACCATGATATGAATTAATTATTGATGCCTGATGTGAGAATGATTCCATGTAACCTGTTTTATAGGCATTATCCATGGATAGATGTGATGGTGTCCATAGTCTTTCAGAGTTAAACTCTTCTGACATCTTGTATGTTAAATTCTCTAAACCAACTAAACTCTTAACTATGTCACCACTTATTACTTGTAGTCCATCTCCAACTTTAGTATACATTACTCACTCGGTTGGATTTGACTCATCATATTTTTTGGTATTGTACCACAATTACCACATGCAAATACTTGAATTGGAACTATTGCCTCTTTACCATTTGGACTCATCAATGCAGATATTCTTTTCAAAAAGAATGATTGTATGAAAGATGCGTTTCCACATTCCTCACATTGAATCGTATCTGCCTTTGAAATATCTAATGGTTCTTGATATGTTCTTTCGTCATTCATTTTATTTTCCCTATTATTTCTATGAACATTGCCATAATGTTAATCTCTTTATCCACAACTACTGCATCACTTTGTTGGTATTGTGATAGAATCAATATACATTCTGCCACATGACCTCTACCCCAATCATCTACGGTATCAAATAACAATCTGAATAAATCAGAAAAATCTGTTACCTTTGAGTCTGCAAGTACTTGTCTTATATTCTTAAACGAATTCTTTTTATCTTGTGTTTTTAGTATCTCTAACACTTTAACTTTGTAGTCATTCTGAATACTCATACCCTCATCAATAACCAATTCACCATTCACTACTTGTCTCTGTGCACCATTGATTACTCTTCTTAAATCAGGAAACCCACTATTAACGATGGTTACGATATCTTCAATATCTGACTTAATTCCTTCTTTTGTTAGAATAGTGTTTAGATGAACTGCAACTTGTTTTCTATCTGGTGGTATAATCTGAAATGATTGACACCTTGATTGTATTGGGTCAATGATTCTCTCAACATAATTACAAGTCAAGATAAACCTACAATGTTTTGAGAATGTTTCCATTAGGTTACGAAGAGCGGCCTGTGATGCAGGTGTAATGTAATCTGCCTCATCAAGTATTACAACTTTCATATTGGAAAACCCAATAGTAGATGCAAAGTTCTTTACTTTGTCTCTGACCATTTCAAGTTTCCTTTCATCAGATGCATTGATATATAGATAATCACATTCTATATTATTAACGAGTAGTTTTGCGAGAGTGGTTTTACCTGTACCAGCCCTACCAAACAATAGAAGGTGTGGTAAATCTCCACTCTCAAGATATAACTTGACTTTACTCTTTAGGTGTTCATTACCTATATATGTGTCAAGCGATGTAGGTCGGTACTTTTCTACCCATAGGGAATTTTTTATTTCATCCATTATAACTTTCTCCAAATCCAAATTGGTTCACAAAATCTTTTATCTTTAGTCTCTTCTGCCTTTTGTATTGTTGAGTCTTGAAACCTCTCATCAGATGCTCGTGCCATTCCTGCACCACCACTATTTGGTCTTTTTGCCATTTCCATTCCAATACAACCTTGATATTCTGAATCACTAAAGGTACTTATGAAATCATTCATAGGATTACAAATCTCTACCATGTTTCTCTGACCTGCAGTTCGTGCAAATACATCTGCAATGTTCACTAATAAATATCCACCACTCTTGATAGAAGGCCATATTTTTTTTATTGATTTCTGTAGAAAGTTTTTATTCCAACTATCAATGTCTTTATATCTAACCCAACTTTGAGTATCATCATAACTATATCTCTCAACACTAAAATAAGGTGGTGATGTGAATACGGTATCATACATATTTTCTTTGTATTCAAAATCCTCTGCAGGTGATTCTATCATTAGACTTCTCTTATTAACTTCAAACATAGTTCGGTGTTTTTCATAGAACCATTTTTGTTCTTCATAGATAGGATGATTTTCTTTTCGTGGGTCAATTCCTAAATAGAACTCACCTGTTTCACTTGCATAGAATCCTGCAAGTCTATCACCCCAACCTGCACTAAAGTCTAAGATACTCTTACTCTCTAACTTATCGTATAATACCTTGGCAACATTTGGTTTGAATTGAGAACAAATATACTTTCTCAAACTCAACATGATTCTCAAGTTACCTGCATCTATCTTTGATAACTTTAGTGTGTATGCAGAACCCATCAAACTTGTCATATACTTTTCAGTTTCCCAAGTTCTCTTAGGACCTGGTGCAATTGTACCATCAACACTCCATCTATTTTGTTGTTGAAAGTAATTACTTGCTTTGTTACCAGTATTGATTCTTTTAAAGTATTGTTGTTTACCCTCGAATGTTAAATCGTATTTAAAATCAGTACCCTCACGAGCAAACCATTCTCCCTCAATGAGAATTTCATTGTGTCTCATACCCTTTAATTTCTTGAGAGCATCAAATGCATCATCTTCAGAAATACTGGCATAAGGAATGGGATATTCCATCGCAACTTTTGCTAAGGATTCTTTTACATCTTCCTTGTCAAAAGTTTTCTTGATGTGTTCCCATTCCTCCTCACCAATAAAGAGATATGGTTCCATGTTTTTGAACTTGTCAAAATACTCTAAATACATTAATTAACTTGTTGTGTTGCTACTAAGTAGTACTCCGAATAGTAATCATCAATGTTAAAACTGATGGTTGCAATACCTTGTGAACTAACTTTAAGAACTGCCTTCTGACACTCTTTGTTAGCATTTAAAATATTAGCAAACATAGTTGCGTTAAATGATACCACATCTAACTTACCAGTCAAATCACCTTTGACAGGGATTGTAACTCTGTTTGTTGCCTGATTACTAAAACCAATGATAACTTCTACCTTACCATCTGAATTAGCAATAGTGAATGTATCTGTATCAGGTAACGCACTTTTACCACCAATGAATGTATTGATGAAGTATGAATCTACTTCAATCTCTAAATCCCATTCACTTGGTAAATTTTTCAAGTCTGGTGGTGTAGGGATAACTGATAAATCACTCAACATATACTTTGATTTAGTACCTTGAGTATCTGCCATCTCAACACTTACAAACTTATCACCCATCTGTTGATATTGGAAGTCAACATCTTCACCCAATATATTTAGAAGAGCAACTAATTGTGATGTATTATATACACCTACATCACTCGGTTCAATATCCTTAACCTTATCAAGTTTTACTGAACCAACTAATGATTTATCACCACTTATAAATCTTGTTGATAATGATGTTCCATTGGAAGACCATTTAACAGATTTAATCTCTCCACCGAGAGTGTATTTGTTAATAAATCGTAGTAACGCGGATTTGTTCATAACCATTTCTCCATTTGTTAATTGTTAATTATCTCTATATATACATATATACAAGAATTCTCAAAATCAAAAAAATCTTTCAATACTTTGTTCTTTATCTACCACATCTTCCCACTTCATAGATTTGTAAAACATACCAATTTTCTTATCCATTGCTTGTTCAAACATTCTATTGTGGTCAATATGATTCTTAATAAATTCTAAAATTTGTGGTGGGTCTTCCCAACCTTTATAACCTATTGCATCAAACCCATATGTGTTTTCTTTTAAATACACCCATTTAATCTTACTACCATTACCAATTTTCTCATATTTCCTACCCTCAAACCAATGTTCTAATAGTGAATTGTAATTGATTGCTGCCTTAACATGGACAGGTGCACCTTTTTTATATTTACTGAAAGATGAATCTTCATCCTTTACCTCATACTTACCAATACCTTTTACACCGATTGGATTTGCCATTACATCATAATGTAACATATGCATATTTCTTTTGAACTTACTGATTCTTTCATCGATTTGTTCTTTAGGAACATTAGCAAGAATATCTTCCAATACATTACTTAATAATTCTTTCATCGCAACTGCAAAATTACTTCTGACTGTATCCAAACCTTTAACATGAATCTTATCACACTTTCTACCAGCATCGTTTATGATTCTCAATCCATATCTTTTCTTGGTAATGAATAATCCAGTCTTTGCAACCACCTCT